AGTTAATGTCATCGTTGAATACTGCTAGCCTTTTCCATCTGCTACCTCTGGGCATCCCCATAATCCCCCTCCAAACTCAATTAATCTCGCTCATTAAACTAGTTTTCCGGCCCACAATCGCAGCCTTCGTGCCCGCAGTCATCGCAAACTAGCGGATTATTCGGTATTGCTAGTGCCTTCTTCATGTCTCGGCTCTACGCCTGACGCATAGCAACGTGCCAGATAGTTTCGGCAAGCCTGCCAGCGCTTTGTTGTGTCCGAGCGCCGCTTGCATTCGATCTCGTTCGGCTCCCCTTCCGTGGCAAGGTCCATCTCATGTTGCACGGCGAATGCTAAATCAGCAATCATATGGTGCTGCCCGACTAAATCAATACCGCCGATGAATGATGGGAGATGATACAGAGCCTCATTGAAACTTTTGAACGGTACGGCCATATCTCCTCCAAATGTCATTAATACATGTATTGAGTCGATTGATTAACACAGAAGCATCTTAAACCCAGCGATGGGTTATGTCAAGAGAAATCTTTCGGCTTGCAATTCCGCTTCATCTGTGGCATATAATAGATACCCCTTAGCGTCGCTGACTCGTTAAAGTCAGTCCTCTGCTGTTGTCTATCTAGCCACGCCTAAAATGCGATTCCCGGTTTTCGGCCATCGCTCCAATCCCTCCGTTGACCCGCCGATCTGCCGCAAGAAAACTGCTTACGTTCAATCACTCATCTCTGAGCACCTAGCAGACTGGATCGATCCTGAGAATCAAGCGCTTGGCGTATTGCTGCGAGGGCGATTCCTGCCAGAACGCGATCACGAACAAGTCATCGCCGGTTCAGGATTCGACAGCGCCTGGTCGATCAAGCAATCCGGCTATGCCGGGCCGAATGTGTGGCAGCTCAAGACTTCGAGGGATCAGGTTGGGGCTTAGTCCGTTCCACGCTTACCGGCTGATATGCCCACTCACCATGGTACAACGACGCCGACAATGACTGGCTCTGCTGCTAACGATGAACCCGTTATCGGCTTTCTGCACCCAGGCGATGAAGTCTCGCGCATTGGAAACTGCATTATGATCAAGTGCCACGACGAAGATAACGCTATTGTGATCATGGAGTTATTCAAAGACATTGCCCACGGCAAGCACGTCACAATCGGCCCAGCAGATGAGAGCGAATCCAATGACTAGCACGCCTCAAATCGCGCCAGACGTGCAATCGGCGCCAATTCTGTCTAAGTCTATGAAAGGCAAGTATGACGGTCGCGGTCCAGCAAACCGTCTCAAGGCTAAAAAGTTAACTGGTCGCAAACCAGCGTTCGCAAAGCACTTAAGCCGCAATACGGCAGCAGTAGTATTAAGCCAGGTCGATCTCAAGGCAAGGCTTCTCGAGCTTTTGACGCATCCTGACGCCCGTTTACGCTTCGAAGTCATTCGTTATGTGTGGGATAGGCTGGAGGGCAAGCCGTTCGTAGCAGAGAATCCCCAAACGACCGGTCGGTCGAATATGCTGTTACAAGATAACCGAATCCAGGTGGCAATCCAGCAGCTAGTCCCAGCGAAGCAAGCGCGTAAGAGCAAGAAAGCAAAGCAGATCGAAGCGAATAGCGAAGCGAAGCAGCTGGTATCTGGCGATGCTGGTACACAAACCTACGTAGACGCGACGGCGCAAGTCGTTGATTCTGGACAGGATGTCAGCGAGTGAGCTATCCCATCCAAGCGGGCGCGAAGGCCGGGGGTGCCAAGAAAAATCTACCTTCTCACCCACAATTTTCCCCCAGTTTAGCTTGTGCAATAACTGCACGCGGTGTACACTCTGCACATGGTCGCGGTGTTGATGGTTGGGAAGCGGGAATGCTGGGTATGCGGGAAGTGCAAGTGGGCATGGTTCCCGAGGCAGGGCAAGGACGGGAAGACGATCACGCCGAGGCAGTGTCCGAACGGCAAGTGCCGGGTGAGGTTTGTGGGGCAGGTGGAAGATGAGAAAGTGTAACGAGTGCGGGTTTAGGGCGGAGAGCAAGAAGTCTGGGTTTGAGGGAAATGCCGAGGAGCTGGCGGCGATGTCGGATCACCTGGTTGGACACAATCCGACCCCGGCACAGTGGACAACGGCGCATAGCCGGATGAGGCACGCGAAGGATTTAGGGAAGGCGTGCGATTGCGAGAAGTGCGCCTAGATGACCACAGGCCTAAAGATTGAGCGGTACTGCCTGATCAACGGGTGGATTTTCACGGTGACCGAATCAGAGGACGGAACGATCCTGTCGTGTTCGATTTCGGAGCCTCCCGGGTTCTAGATGGGTGTCCTGACCGGGGAGCTGGACTTCTTTGCGGCGATTGATTCGCTGCCGAAGATGCCAAAGCAGAAGGAGTTTATCTCGTGTACAGAGCCGAATGCTGCATATGTGGGTGGGGTGGGTTCGGGAAAGAGTGTAGCCTTGGTTACCTCGCTTATCCTCAATGCGGCTGCCGATCAGAACGGATTCTCGTTGGTTGGTCGGTTGAATATGCCTGCCCTAGAGTCTTCTACTATGAAGACTTTTCTGGAGATGGTTCCCGAGGAGTACGGCGAGTGGGCGGACACGAAAAAGACGTTCACCTTCTCGAACGGGCATGTGGTGATCTTCAAGCACCTGGACATCTCGGACCCGAAGATAGCGGGCCACATCAAGTCGATGAACCTCTCAGGGGCCTATGTCGATGAAGCCACCGAAGTCTCGGAAGAAATCTACTTCCTGCTCCTGTCCCGTCTGCGGCGCAAAACTGCCCCCCGACACATTATTCGACTTGCGTCAAATCCTGCGGGCCATGATTGGATTTGGCGCCACTTCTTTGACCCAGACCGCAAGTCGGCGTGGAAAGAAAACAACCTCGGCGTAACGGCTTCATCCTTCGAGAACCCCTTCTTGCCAGAGGAATACATTCAGAACATGGTGAACACCTATCCCCCGGATTGGGCGGACCGGTTCATTCATGGGCACTTTTCAGACTTTTCGGACCTGGTTTACAAGGAGTTTACGGAGGAGAGCCATGTCTGGGACGCCAGTCGAGGGTATGCCTGTTTCGGCGGTGATTCAAATCCTCCGCTGGAATGGCCCTGCATTGTCGGCATTGACATCGGATCAGATATCGACCCTTGGGCCTGCACCCTTATTGCGGTGGCTCCTAACGGAATGCTGTTTCAGTTCGGAGAAGTCTACGGAAACTCTCTCCTGATCCGGACGATTGCCTCGGAACTTCACATGAAACTGGGGGAGCGGGCAGTCGATGGAGTGGCTTATGACTATGCCAATAGGCAGGCGGCTCTGGAACTGGCTGAATATGACATTTGCGGGACCCCGGCCATCAAGGAGGTGCGCCCTGGACTCTTTAAAACCGCCCAATACATCCACATTGATCCCAGACTCGAGCATCCCTTCAAGCCAGGAACTAAGGGAGCGCCAAGATACTATGCGTCCTCCGAGTGCCGAAACACTCTCCGGGAATTCAGCGCCTACAAATGGGCCAAAGACCGATCAGGAACTGCCACCGGAGAGCCAGACCACTCCAATTCTCACTCCCCGGATGGCGTCCGTTATGCCCTTCACACGTTCCGACCGCTACCTGAGAAGCTTGCTCCACCTAAACTGTGGGAAAACCCTGCGCTGAACGAGTTTTCGAGGCAGTACTGGCGGGATAATGAGCGCTTCCGGGACCGGAAAGACCGCTTGCAGGGCTTCGTGGCAGGATCCAAGGCGCCGAAGACGATTCAGGAGTGGCAAAAGCTGGCGGGAAGGGCTCCAATCCGGTTCCAGAGGCCGAATTACACCAAGTTTATGAGGACGAATTAGCGAAGCCTATGAGGCCGACGAAAGCACAGCGGCTTTTCAGTCATATTACCGCTCTCGATGAGGCGAAAAGCCGTCAAGTTGCGTCTGTAGCACTTGGGATTGAGGCTCTAGAACTGCTTTTGGTCGAAAAGGGCATCCTGCGGGACTCGGAGCTGATGGAAAAGCTCGATAGATTGATTTTGCAGAAGCAAGAGGAGGTTGCATGAGCACTCTCGGCGGGTTGATGCGCCCCGTAACCGACATGGCTGACAAACAGGCCAAGGCTGGCCGGGTCAAGAGCGTGAAACTCAAGGTCAAGATGAAGCCTGGCAGCGCGAAGCAGCCAGCAAAGCCTCAGTTTACCCAGAATGAGCAGTGAAGACAGCGCTCCGCGCTCAGACGGCTTCCTGTCTTACGAGCCGAAGCATCTACGAAAGATTAACGCCATTCGGCGTGTTATCTCTGCCCCGGACGCGAAGCTTCCCCCAATCCTGAACAATGGCCAGGTGCTGTTTTCTTCTGCTCGGGATGCCGACGATGAGCCACGGTCCTGCTATAACTGCCCATTCTTCAACTACGACCGCTCCTGCAAGCTCATGGCTCCCCAGATCGAGATCCACAAACTCCTCTGGCCCCCGGAACCTACCGCAGACTCCAAGCAGGTTGAGTACTGGCCGGTATGTGGCTACTGGGTCCACGGTGAGCCGAACTACGGCCCTGAAGAACGCTATGCCTGCATCAATCCCGATGACGCGGGACTCGGATGGGTGAATGCGCCGAAAGTTGGGCAGGAGCAGGGCGGAACCTGTTGCGGTGGACGTAACGGCGGGGATGACTGCGACTTCTTTATGACCGAGGAAGATGACAAGCGCAAGGCCGACGAAGGCTTCTGCCGGGTATTGCAGCGCAGCGTGAACAACACGGACTGTTGTTCGGCGTGGCTCGATGACGATCTCGTGCACTGGCAGACCGCGCAAGAGCGTTTCAAGATCAATAAATGAGCGACGATCTCGAATCACAAATTGCGAACGAGCGTTCCGAAATTGAGAACGCACCCAAGGTGCCGCTCCGCCAGTATCAGCCAACCAGCGGATTGGCGGGGCGCTGCCATTGGTGTGGACGGATCTCTAGCGATCTGGTTCTGGTGGAAGGTGAACGTTACAAGGGGCGCGACTGTTGCGGAGGGCGACACACATGATGTCGTGGGAGTACATCGCTGGATTCTTTGATGGCGAAGGCCATGCGGCCCTAAGAACAGCCTCGAATGGCGCGGCTTGGTTCGCTGGAATCGGCCAGTCCGGAAAAGAGGGGAAGCAGATACTTGAAGAAATCCAGGAGTTTTTGAGGATTCACGGAATCAATTCGAACCTTCATGCCGATTCACATAAGGGCAAGTTCTCTAAGCGAGACATGTACCGCCTCACCCTATCTAATAGAATCAACGTGGTCGGCCTCCTTAAGAAGCTTATCCCATTCGTTCATGTCAAAAAGGCAACAGTACAAGACATTCTCCGGTACGACATCTTGTATCCAAGATGGACATCCAGAGAGCGCGGTTTAATTCTCAATCGGAGATGGGAAAAGACCGTGCTGGTTAGGAGTAAAAATGGAAATCCCTACAGAATCTCCAAGGAAGTATGGGGTTTGGAGCGATGACGTTTCAGAGTTGGCTTCTGGTCTTACTGGTGGCAAGCCTGTGCGGAATAGCAGTAACGCTGGTGATCCTGAACCACAGCCTGCAACAGAAGTGGATGAGGATTTTCTGCGAACGCTCGGGGATTCCGCCGACAAGTATGGACGCTAGGCCCGAAGCTCCGAAAGAAGTAGTTGCGCCGAAACCAAAGAAGCTGGCCTTTAGTATTCCGATCCCAGGCGCAGAGCAGTTCCGCAAGATAGCCAAATAAAGTGGCGACAACTCAAGGTATCAATTCAGCGATCTCCGGACTCGCAGGGAAAGTCTCGGACTTTTTCTCGAACCGCGATAAGGTCATTCGGGACAAGACCGACAAGCCTACTCCACGCGAGATTCAGCCTCAATACAAGTGGGACTTACCTGTAGAGGACCGCTTAAAGGGGCTGGCTGACTATTACTACCGCGAGGGCAGTTTCGAGAAGATCCAGTTCGCCCGCAAGTGGATGCGCAATGCCCTGATCTTTCAAGGCTACCATGAGCTCGAATGGTCCGAGATCAATGTTGCGTGGGATGTCATCATGCAGGATTCGGGCGACTATGCCTTCCCGAATAACTACTACCGCTCACTTATCCTGCACGGAGTAAGAGCTTACATCCAGAACGAGCCGTTGATCGAGCCGATGCCCTCCTCGGATGATCCCGAGGCACAGGCAAGTACTAAGGCGGCTAAGACTGCATTAGAGGTTATCAAGCAGGGAGTCAAGTATGATTATCTCAGAGTCACCGAAGCGATCAATCTTAGACTGTTTGGTAACAGTTTCCGGTACTCCTATTACAGCAAAGACCCTCGTTACGGCTTTGTTGAAGCTGCCGTCTTCCAAGATCGAGATGTTCTCCTGTCTCCCGGTGGCTCAGTTTGCCCATCATGCGGCCCTATGGAAGGGAACTTTGACGTATGCCCCGGATGCCAGCAACCAATCGTTCAGCATCTCCCTCCGGTAGTGCAGCGGATGCCTCAGCAGCAGGGGCAGACCCGCTACCCGCGCGGGGAGATCATGACCGAGGCGGTCAACCCTTTAGAAATCTATCTGCGGAGTTCCAGTTATGACCTCTGGCACGCTCCTTTCATTGTGCGTAATCGGGTTGTTGATCGGCTTGCTTTGCAGTCTGCTTTTCCGGATGTACAGCTTGCACCAAAGGGCGACGAAGGCGGAGGAGAAGCGTACTCTACTGGCGGCGACCTCGGGCTTATCTACCTCCAAAGCCTGGCAGACCTACCTGGCGACCCTACCCAATACGCCGCATGGTATGAACGTGCTACGGCAGCTGCGAAAGCTCTGCTCATCGAAGTCTGGCTCCGTCCCAGCCAATACTTCTTCGATAAAGAACTCATCAAGAAGTTCCCCGACGGCCTCTACATTAGCAAAACGGGCGACACTCTGCTCGAAAGCCGCAACGATACCATCGAGGATCACTGGACCCATTACATCTATAACCCGGTTCCGGGAAGAATCTGGGGCGACGGCGACGACGACATCATCCCCCAACAACTCAAGCTCGATGAAACCGACCGCCTGATTCTTCGCAATCAGGGTTACAACTCCGCCCCACTTCTGGTTATCGACTCACAGAGGATTGACAAGAATGAAATCGTCAACGACCCGTCCACGATCATCGAGTGCAAAACGGGCGGGAAGGGTGTCAAGGATGCGGTCGAACAGCTCAACTCCAACCCGCTCAGTCAAGAGACTTGGCAGTGGAGATCAGCCCATCTTTCCGACATGTACTTCCATAGCCGGGTTAGCCCAAGCGCGGTCGGACTGCATCAGCCCGGAGTCAACACGTTTGGCGGACAGGAGTCGATGGCTTCTAAATCAGACTCATCCCTTCTGCCTAACCTCATTCTATGGAAAACCGCTGACGAACTCTGGGCCAGGCAAGTCCTGAAGCTCGCTTCCCAGAACTGGCTCGACGAACGAGTGCACTCCGTCATGGGACTGAATGGCAAGTGGGAATTCAACAAGCTCAAGGGCGATGCGCTCGATCTCGACAAGATCCGGATAGTAACACGAGTGTTACCAATTGACCCGAGCCAGCAGGATGCCATGGCGCAGGCTGTAGCTGCGGGGGCTTTGGACCCGCAAGACCCGAGAGTCAAGCGCAAGATGATGGAACTGTTCCACCTGCCCATTGAAATGGACTCGCTCTATACGGATCAGAAGGTCCAGTGGAAAGAGATCGAGACGATGAAGCAGACCGGCCAGCAGATTCAGCCGGTGATGATCCGCGACAACGACATGGTGCATATCGACATCTGCCGGAACTATCTCAATTCCGATGAGGCGACGGACAATCCGCAGATGGCGCAGATCGTTCTCCAACACGCCCAACTGCACATCATCAACATGGCGCGTCAGGCCCAGATGCAGGCAGTTGTTCAGGGAGCAGGACAGGCGGCAGCGCAGGCTACCGGAGCAGGTCCGCAGCCGGAACAAGGCGGAGCGCCGGGGCAGTTACAGGGTAAGCAGCCTTCCGGCCAGAAGCCGAACGAAGGCAAGCAGGGTGGCAAGCATGGCGGGCAGTCTCCGACCAATCCAGTAACCAGACAGCAGAGAGCACAGAAAGGGCAAGCGGCCAGACCCAAGGGACAACCAAGTAGCGGCAACCAATTTCACCAAAGGCAGCAAACATGAAAAGGCTTCTATTCGTTCTAGCGCTCTTGTGCGGATCGGCGTGGGCGCAAGGGTCGTTCTACCAGTTGCAGCAGCCATTGCCCAACGGCACCTTGCGAGTGTGTCCGCTAGGAGCCACCAATCCGTGCCCTTCTCCGTCGAGTATCTTTTCGGATGCGGCGCTGACGCAGGGCATTACTCAGCCTGTACAGCTGGGGCCTAGTGGAAACTTTGGATTCTGGATAGCTGCCGGTCAATACCTGGTCCAAGTAGCACAGCCCTATAACCTATCCTTCGTCATTACGCTGGGCGGCGGTGCTGTCGGCTTGCCCACGGGCTTGGCTTTTACATCTCCTACGTTCACGGTGAGTACAGCAGGAAGCGGGAATGGGGCCATCTGCCTCTCGGGTAATACGAGCGGAGCAGCATGTCTCACCGCTCCCGCAGTGGCCGGGACAAGCACGAACGGCGTTACGGCGAGCAATGTATTTCTGGCTCCTGCCGGAGTCGCTGGAACTCCAGCATATTCCTTCTCGGGCGATCCATCGACAGGGATGTATAGCGGTGGCGCTGGCGCACTTCGGATCGCGGTAAGTGGCGTTGATCAGGTGTTGATGACGACTCTTTCATTTCAAATCAACAATAGTAGCAACGTGCTCGACTTGGTCGGTAGTTCGGGGAGTGAGATTCGCTTCAATGCTGCGCACAATGCGGGGCTGACGGTGAATGGATCTGAGCAATTCCTATTCGGGAATGGAAGCTTATCCGATACGACTGGGACTATCAGAGCAGGTGGCTATGTATCTGCTGGGACCACCTTTACAGCATCTGGTTGCGCTAACTCTACTTTAGTGGGTGGGGCTACCGCTGGGACTTATACCTCCGTCACAGCAGGTACATGCACCGTAACGGTCACAATGGGCAACAGCGCCACCGCTCCTCATGGCTGGATCTGCGATGCTCATGACCTAACCACTGTGGCCGATGCTAACAATGTCACCCTAGGAAGCTCTACTACGACCACCGCAAACTTGGTAGAGGGCACAGTGGTAGCCAATGATGTGATCGCTTTCAAGTGCACAGGTTACTAAGCAAGACAATTATGAGAACGGCGATTCTGCTGGCAGTCTTTAGCCTTCCCGCATTTGGGCAGGGAGCCTTTTACCAGTTTCCGGTGCCGCTTCCGGGTGCGACGTTTAGGGTATGCCCGGTTGGTACTCAAAACCCATGCCCTACTCCGGTCAACATATACAGCGATCAGGCGCTAACGCACCTCATTACCCAGCCAGCCAGTACCGGGCCGACTGGAGCCTACGCTTTTTGGGTATCTCCGGGACAGTACACCATCCAGATTGGGCAGCCGTATGACCTAGTGTACATCCTTAACTTAGGGGGCAGTGGAGGTGGTGTAATCGTAGGACCGCCTAACATTGGCGTACAAGTAGTAGGTAACGGTTCTAGTTTCGTGGCGCAAGCCAAGCCCGTCATTGATGTGCGCGACTTCGGCGCGGTAGGCGATGGGCAGGTCGCGACCGACTGCTACATGACCTCGGGAAGCCCTGTATTAAATTGTGAAACTGCTCATTTTTTTATGACCGATATCGGCAAGAAGATCGCAGTCTATGGATCTGGTCCCACGAATAATGGTCTTATTCAGCCACTATCTTCCTCGATTATAGCTTTTACCAGCGGAACTCAAGTTACTCTCAATGATAATGCAAACACTTCTACTACGCATGTGATTGCAACAATATCTTCCTGCTCGCGGAGTTTGAACGTTGCCACCTGCACGACTACAGGAGCGCATAACTTTCAGGCCGGCCAGATGGTCAATATTAATAACGTTGGAGCATCAGGGTTTACTCAGGATTCTTCTTTCATTGGCGTTTGGCCGATCCAAACCGTGCCCGCTGGTAATCAGTTTACGTTGAAAAGTTACTTGTTAAACGATGTCACTAGTGTTACTGGCGGAGTAGCTGACGGGCACAGTGAGCGTACCGTGTGGGGTACGGACAACACGGCAGCTTTACAGGCGGCGGTCGATGCCGCAGGAACTGCGGGCGGAGGGAAAGTGCTTATTCCGAAAGGTCTCTATCTGACGCATGGCATCAACATGGCCTGCGCTCAAATAGGGAACTTTACCGGAGCTGGTTACTACAACTGCACCGTGGCCTACAACTACGTGACCATCCAGGGCGACGGGGCAGATGTGACTGGACTTGAGAACTGGGATGTGAATGTAACTATGGCTCAACCTTGGGATAACAGTCCAGGGGCCGGACATCCTGGCATCTTCATGCTGGGGATTTCTTCTCTAGGGGATTATGATGTTCCTCCGGTTGGTGGTCCCACAATTCCATTGAATCACATCGAAATCTCGGGACTGACTATCCGGCAAGCCAAGAATATACCTTCTGGAGCCAAGGCAATTTTCGATGAAATCAGTAACGATGTAAACATTCACGACAATAAGGTAATGGGATTCTCCTATGAGTGCATTTATCAAGGCGGCAAGAGCCGTCGCTGGGATGTGCACGATAACTATGTGACGCAGTGCGGAGAAGGTGGCCCATCGAATGCGACCTCAACCTCAGCGCTAAACGAAAACGGCTGGGATTCCGTTTTCCATGACAACCGGGTAGATGATTCCGGCCAGTGTATGGAAGGCGCCGGGCATGACGATATGTTCATCGGAAATAGCTGTGATATGCGTGGAACTGATTCCGCCAGCGCCAGCCCGCTATACCTGATCAATCTAAGCTCGGCTACTTATGGGTTATGGCGCTGGGTAATTCGTGATAATCGTGGGATTGGCGGGTCGGGAACCGTCGAGAATGTCAATGGCATGATGCGAGACGTAGCGATTGAAGGGAACACCTTTATAGATCCAGGCAGCTTTTCTATCGGCTCCGGCAAGGAAACCAACAATGTTAATTATGGACCGCAACCCCCCAGGCCTCATGGTACAAGTTCATTCAGTAATAATACTTTGCTCTATACTGGGCTCCAGTATCCAGTCACCTTCCCGTTTTCGATCAATGGCAATCAACATCCATTATTGGAGGATGTACTGGTTGATTCTAACCGAATCATTTTCAAGACTGGCTATTGCTCGTCTGCTCCCCACGCATCATGCCTGTCTACGGGAGACTGTAGCGCAGGAACTTGCACGGTGCCAGTAGGAGCTTTTAGCATTCCTTCGCCGGGCCTTGGGCCGACTTGGGTCACGCTCACTGTTTATGGCACTGGTTCGGTGGCCGCCCCCTCCGTAGAGAATGGCTATATCTACATGAATCTGGGCGCAAGCGGAACCAGCGGAGGGTCGGAGCCGGTCTGGTGTACCACGACTAATCCGCCCTGCACGGTTGTAGATGGCACGGTGACTTGGACTCTATACAATCACCGTCCGCGCGTCTCGTTCACGAATACAACCATGGTTGCACCTGCTGGATTAGCGCCATCAGGCGTAGAAGTCACGATTCAAAATACTCCGACTGCCGGATACACAATAGATAAGTTCGATTATAACTTGGCCTCTCGGTTTACCACTCCTGGTGCAACAGTATTCCCGGCAAACTCCAGCATATTGAACCGAAATCAGGAGTTCTTCCCCGATAACATGCTGGACATCGGGGCCGCTGCATTAGGCCGCCCGCGAAACGTTTATATAGCTAGTTCCTTATTCCAGGGCTCGGTCACCTTCGCCACACTCCCATCAGCCCCGTCCAATGGACAGCGCATTTACTGCTCTGACTGCACTGTCGCGACGCCCGCCTCTTGCACAAATGTGACGACGGCAGCCTCGTGTACCTGCACGTCCGGTGGGACTGGCGCTGAAGCGAAGCGCATAAATGGAGCTTGGCTCTGTAATTAACATGACCCGCCAGAAGCGAGCTACCCCCAAGTACCGTTGGATCGTCAGTCTGACGGTGCCAAACTACGATTATTTGTGTGTCCAGGCCATGCACCGGGGCGTGACTATGGCCCGTTTACTCAACGAAATGCTGCAAGATGCCCGTAGAGATATCAAAACTTGCAGCCCAACTCCCGAAAGGATACAGGTTAACTAAGATGTCCGAAGACCAGGCTACATTAAAAGACACATTGGTGTCTGACCAAGCAACTGACGCTACCCCGGCAGAAGCTACCGCTGCGCCTACGCAGGCTACGGAAGAACTCAAGCCGATCCGGATTGTGGAAGCTCCCGATCCGGCAGCCGCCGAACTCGGCACCATCCTGGCGAACTCCGGATGGACGAAGGCAAATGTAAACGATCTTTTGCAGTCCCCTACGGCGCTCGAATCATTGAAAAACATGATTCAGAACAACCCGCAGGAATTTCTCAACATGGTCGAACGCGCAGACCCCCGAGCGGCTGAAAGGCTGCTCGATACCGCCTCAGACGAATATCTCAGGCGGAATGAAAGTAAGGGAGGCAAGTCGAAAGACGAAGATTCCTCCGGTTTGCAGCGGGAAGTTGAGACGCTACGCGAAAAAACCAACCGTCTTGAAGCTGATCAGCAGAGACGGGATCAGGCGCTGGCTACTGCTGCCATGCGCCAACGTTTAGACGCGAGAGTGGATGACCTGTTAGGGCAAGTCAAGGACCTTGGGCTGAAGCCCTCGGAGACAAAGAATCTGAGAGCACGCGTGTATACCGAACTGGCGAGTGATGCCACGGTGGCACAGCGAGTCTCGAACGGCAATTTCGTCGATGTGCCCCGCGTTTTCCAGACGCTCATTGACGAGAAAGTCGCTGACCAAAATGCCGCTGTCCAGGCCGAAAAGGACAAGCGAGAAGGCGTGCAGAGAGGCGCTTATCCGGAGTTTTCCCTTGGTGCGCAGGCAAACATCCCGCCAGACTTGCTGGAGAAATCGTCTGGTAGCTGGGATGACACCGAGGCAGCTTTGGCGAAGGCGCTGACAGGCACGCGATAACCCATATGGGAATGAAGCGCGGTTACATGGCACCTAAGCTGAATGCTACCAGGATACCTACGGAATCTGAGATTGCGTGGGCGGCTGGTGTGTATGAGGGCGAGGGGACATGTTTCGCGAAAGTTGGTAAGCGCACTCAAAAAGGGCGTACGTACAAAAGCGTGACGGACTATCTCAGCGTAACCCAAAAAGACCCTGAGATTTTGTACCGGATGCGTGATTTGTTCGGAGGCTCGATCTATGAGTACCAGAACCATATGGGCTCCGTACATCGCTGGACTATTCACGGGCAGCGCACAAGAAACTTTGTGCAGTTGATTTACCCGTGGCTGTCTGAGCGAAGGAAGCAACAGATCGAGGCGGTCAACGCCATAATTCTTGCAAATGACACCGAGGGCGATTTGGTAGAAGCCCTTACGGTGGGAGGGTGCGAAAATCGCGAACTTTAACTTAACGGCTGCGATGCCGTTAATGAAAATATTTTTTAACCCACGTATCAGCAAGCAGTTTAACTCGGCTGCCGTTCTCTGGAACCGCTATGCCGATGGCAAGGGTATTCCGATCTCGAACCGCGGGATGGAAATTCCCACTCACATGACGCCCAACGCATCTTTTGACTGGTATGCGGACGGCGGAACGCTCCCGGCTGGCGGGTCTGAAGCAATGGCCTCGGCCCTTGTCGGCTTCTTCTCGTTCGTGCTCTCGGTAGGCTTTACCGGGGCCGCGCTGGACGCTGCGGGCAATGATGCGGTGACGTATGCCCGAGCGCTGGCGTTCAACGTGAAGATGGCGACGATCAATGCCATCAAGTACCTAAATATCTACGCGTTTCTGGATGGCACGGGCGCTCTGGCGACTCTCGGCACGGCGGTGCTGACTTCGACCACAGTGAACTCGACGCTGGTAGCGTCTGGGTCCATCGAGGGCACGCACTGGCTGCGTCCTGGCATGACGGTGGCAATTCATAACGGCGCGACCGCGACGGTCAGAGGGACAGGAACCATTATCTCTCTCGGTAACCCGATCGAAGACGCTACGGGCACGAGCTTTGTGATTGGCCCGACGAACGTGGCCTTTACCACGGCTTCGGGCGACATTGTGACCATCACGGCTTCGACTGGCGCTTCGGACTCGTTCCAGAACGTCATTGCCGGCCTGAAACTCATCATCGACAACGGAACGGTATCCTCGGTCTTCCAGAACATCAACCGTGGAACCAACCCACAGTACAACTCAGGGGTCATTGCCCTTGCCGGAACCCCGGCGCTGGCTCGAGATCACTTGCGCAGAATGCTGGCAACCATCCAGATTTTGCAAGGCAAGGTTTCGCCAAGCCTGGAATTCCTGAGCCATCCCGCCCAACTCCACGCCTACATGGATATGGGCTGGACGCTGAAGCGGTTCAACGACGCCAACAAGAAGCTTGATCTCGGCTTCACCGCCGTCGAGTGGGAAGGCTTCCCGTGGGTAGTTGACACGGACTGCCCGAAAGACCACATCTTCGGCGTGGACCGCGATCTGGTGTTTAAGGTCATTGCTCGAGAGCTGAGCTTTGATGACCGCACTGGCTCGATCCTGCGGCAGAACCCGAGCGCAACCGCTGGGCAGTATGTGGATGCGTACACGGCGTTTCTGGAGTTCCGTGGCAATTTGGGAACCTATGTCCCGAATGCACATACGAAACTTAACGGGCTTTCCGTGCCCCCTGGATACTAACCAAGTTAGGGACGGGCGCAGGGTAGCGCGTCCGCCCCGCACTGAAAGGACATTATGCCGAAACTTGACGAAGACATCTACGGAGCAGACCCGCAGGGCGCTGCTAACGAAATTGACACGAAGCTCGATACACCCAAGCCAACGCTCGATGAATGGGGCGAGACGGATTCGCGGGCGAAGTCTGAAGGCAATCACGGAAAGCAGGGCTAACTAAATGTCAGCTAGCTTCGCGCCAAGAGCCTCATTGATCCCGAGTCAGGTTCACACGAACGTTGTGCCTGGGGCTTACTTTGAGGACATCATCGAAGTAACCGCAGACAACTCTTACCCCGCTGGCGGTTATGCCTTCGGTAACACCCAACTACAGACCCTCTACGGTGGGGCGTATTCCACACTGGTCTCCGTGGACGTGGTGAATGACTGGCTGAACCCTGCGGGCCCGACTTCCTACGCGGCGGTCTGGAACAAGGCTACAGGCAAACTGATGGCCCAGAGCCAGGCGGTAGCGGGCGCAGCCAACTCAAATGTGGACGTGACGGCGACTACCGACCTGCACTTGTTCACGGCGTCCGTCAGAATCAGGTTCTTTTAGGAGAAGACATGGCAATCAACATTCCAGGCGTAACGGTCATCGCCACAAAGATGGCTTCCGGCAACGTCCAGCTCGTATTCCAGAATCCCAATGGCGGGGTTCGCTACTGTGTCGTCATCCCGGCTGCCGACTTCACGTCATTCAATACGACCGTGAACGGCGGAGCGACCGGCGCGAACTTGACCAGAACTTACGGTCAGGACGCCAACAATACCGACTACCCAACTGAATACGTGGGTTCCTAATGCCGAAACTCTCCGACATGTACGGAGCCGACGACAACGCCTACGCTTTCCGCGTGTCCAGCGAAGCCCTGTCTCAAGGGCAGGGCTCCGAGGACATCTGGGGAGCGCTGATGCAGGACAAGGCGGAAGCGAAAGGCAACAAGCCAGATCCCGGCGAGGTCGTAGTCACAAAGAACAAGGGCGACAGCCGGGCGAAGACTCAGGGTAACCACGGAGCACAGGACTAATGCCTTCGGCAACAGTTGATACCCTCATACCGGGTGGAGTACCAGTTCCGCCACTGGTAATCAAGCTGACTCGGGGCAAGCCCGCGAATCTCGGGACTCTGATTGCGGCGAACACGGCAGTTGCGTTTACGGTTCCTGAACCAACCCGAGACAATCAAGGGGCATTGCTGATTCAGGTCACAGGCACGGCTGGAACCACGGCCACGCTCGAAGGCTCGATTGATGGCGGGGCGACGTTCTTCGTTATCCCGGCCTCTACGACGCCAACCTTGGCAGTTACCGGGCAGCTTACCGGGGATACCGCGGCCACTTTTGCGGCAATCTACACCATAGCTGGCATGGGCGCGGGAACTCTGTTCAAGTTTGGCTACGCTGGCGCTGGCGTGCCTACTGCAGTTGTCTGGGCTTTAGTTGGCTAGATGGCTACACTCGCTGAAATCTCCTCTCGTCTAGAGCGGGGATACTTTCTCAAAGAAGACATGGAAACGCTCGGCCTGTCTGGCCCTGTCTCAGTGGCACAGATGAGGGCGGAAGTGGGCTCACTGCTGAAGCAGCCCGAGCCGCAGGCTGTTCTAGACGTCAACATCGCGCAGCGTGCAGCTCAGGCTAGGGCGGCAGTGGCCAGGGAAGCTCAGGAGCAGGCAGACCGGGATGCCCTGATAGCGTCCATTGCAGAAAAGCAAGAAGAAGCGAAGCAGGAAGTTCTCAAGCAAAACGAAGCTAACGAAATTGCCGAGCGATTCAAGGAAGCGCTGAAGCAAGATCCCAATGTCGTCCAAACTCCCTAAGTCCTGGGGTCTCAAAACCAAGAAGCGGCCAGACGGCAAACTGGACATCATCCAGAAGGATGATACTGGCCGGGAGTCGTGCGTCCGCACTACCGACACGTCAGAGATTACCGAGCGAGACATTGCCGATTTACATGCGGCGGATCGGGAAGCCTATCCGAATCGGGAAGCCGCAGTCAAAGCGCAGATGCGAAGGCTTGTTGGGGAGAAAGAACACAAGCCGAACGCTGATGAGTACTTCCACCAGGCCATGGCTTTCGATGAATCGGACTGGATTGCCGCTGCGGAACCCGTAGTTCGTGCTGGATTTGAAAGGCAAAGTTCAACGATTGGTTCGACCCACGCCTATCGCAAAGGCTGGGAATTTGCGTTCGGCGAAAGCCGTTTAGGAAAGAGAGACTAACAAATGTCGTACTGGATATTTTCTTCAGAAGCGCTGCCCAACCCGGAGATGATGGGAAAACCCCGCTACACACCAGACTCAGAATACATCCGCTTCAGCGGAATGACCCTCCCTCCGCTGCCAAAGAAGGCATGGATGAAGCTCCCGGACGAGTTCCTGACCATCCGCAGGGCTGACTGGAAAGACAAGCACGGCACCGAGGTAGAAGTGCCGATCCGGAAGTTCAAGGCCATTGTGGATCATCCGGAGCGTGGTTTTGCGGAGCGCGGCGTCATCATGCTCGACCATGAACCATCCACGGTGGAGAAAGAGAAGCTTGAGAAGCTTTCTGCGGAACTCAACATGAAGTTTCGCGCCAAGCAAATCGAGTTCTACGAGAACCAGCGCCAGATGGCCGTAGCTCGCCAGGGAACGTATGAGCCGACGCCCTACATTGACGAGTGCTACGACCTTCTGAGCATGAAGAAGCCCTATTCGATGGATGCACTCAAAGCCCAGCGTGACCCTGGCGCCGCGGCTGCCTCGCAGATTGCCGAAGCTATCGCGGGCGCACTCAAGAAAGATCGTGAAGACACGGCGAACGCAGCTATGGAAGCATTGACTCGACCCAGACAGGAAGCGGCGGTCCCAGCAGCGAGACGGTAAATGCCTGTAATCGCCACACTTCCCCCGCTGAAAAGTCCGCCGACGAACGCCTTTGGCCTTTTTCAGTACCTGGCCACAAGGCTGCCGGGGTACGACGTTTCGGAATATCTGCGCGAGCTAAACAGTGCATATATCCACGTCTGGGAGGAGATCACCAAGTTAAAGAACCAGTACTTTACGAACATCGTGACCGTCAATGTAGTGACTGCCCAGACGGCCTACGATCTGATGTTTAACGCTGATGGAGGCCTTTCGGCGGCGGTCTCGCCCAGACTTTACCAAGTCACCAGAATAAGGGTACAGCCACCCGCCGGGGGCCTCTTTCAGACAACAATTGCCTTGCAACCGAATAACCCTGACTTCGTGGCAACCGCTGCGAATGTGCAGACAAGCCCGACTCAGAGCGGGCCGTATTACTGGCATCTCTCAGGCAGGAATCAGCTGGTCTGGGCCCTGCCTCTCGCGATCGGGACCAAGATTGAAGTGAGTTACACCTTCTGGCCCGTGGCGTTGACCATCCTTGCGAATGGAACGGTAAGCTCCTCCGGCAACACGGTTACGGGAACGTCCACCAACTTCACCAACATGGTGCAGCCTGACTTTCAGACCAACCTGCCCAGCGTTCAGGGACAGGAAGAAATCCAAGCTGAGTTTGTTTGTAACGGGACCGTCCCTCTCGGCGGGCAGATTTACCGTGTCACAAAGATCACGAGCGATACAGCCCTGCTGACGAACGTGGCAATCAGCCCGACGCTTGTGGCGGGCGCTGCCTATGTGTTGGCGACACTGCCGGAAATCCCCCGTGAACACATCCGCGTCATTGCGGCGATCGCGATGCAAAAGATGTATTCCGTCGCAGAGGATGATGCGCGAGCGGCGGAATGGACGGCGATCTCTCAGTCCAACGTGCAGATGATGAAAGACGCCCTGATTGAAAGACAGGGGCAGAACGCTCCGCAAAAGCTGCGTTTTCCCTACGGAATCGGAAGAAGGAACAGGGCCTTTCTTAGATAATGCCGCAACGCGCCTCAGTTAAACAGGCAGCTCCTGCCGAGGTCTTGGGGAATCTTTCTCAGGGCTACAACGGCTATACGGACCCGACCCTAACGAACCCCAAGATGTGGGCGAATCCATCCGTCAATTGCTTCTCGGGGGCCTTCGGGTTCATTCAGCGCTGCCGCTTTGCGAATGTGGTTAACCCTTCTCCGTTAACCGGGGTTAACTTCACAAGCCTAAAGTACTTTGCCTTGCCCGGTGTTGGCTCGTATCTTCTGGCAGACATCAATGGCAAGCTCTACTCCTATGACACAGGGTCGAACTATTTCCAGACGCAGCGGCTGAATCCTTATGTCGATCCGGCAGGAACAGGCAGCTCCCAGCTAAATGGCCCTTGGTCGAGAGAGACTTTAGGGAATATCACCTATGAGATGAACGGGCAGGTAAAGCAGGCCGGAAGGCTGGCGAACGCTGCAACAATTGAAGGCTGGGGTCTGGATGCTCCGGATGCCAGTCCGCAAGTGGTGATCCGCGCTGCAACGTCACAGTCGATTACATCGGTCACGCGGTCGAATGGGGTGGTAACGGCCACCCTCAGCGGGCCTTACAACCTGATTCTGGGGTTTCCTGGTGGGGTCACCAATCTGATTTTCAACGTCACGGGCGTGACCGATCCAAGCTTCAATGGTTCTTTCACGCTCGTCAGCGGGAACGGTACGGCCACGTTTGTCTGGAATCAGCTTGGGCAGAACGTGACCTCCAGCGGCGGCACGGTCAACAACTCGATTACCAAGGCTGTAGGCAGAAGCTATGCTTATGCCTGGGAGAATGCAAACAAGAGCCACGTCGGTGCGCCATCTCCTGCTACCCAGTTCATCCAGTACATGGCTCAGAACGGCGAGATTCAGTGCCTTGAGCCGGGAACCATTACCACGGGAGGCACGCCTGTTGTAATCGGCACAGGCACATTCTTTACCCCCGCATGGATAGGCAGACACATCTGGGTAAATGTAAACGCGGATATTGGCCGGATCGTCAGCGTGCAGTCTGCCACGCAATTGACCTTGGCGGCTACCCCTGTTGGCGGGAGTGGAGCATTCCAGGTATTTGACCCGCAGGCTACCCATATCAGGCTTTACGCGACCGCAGACGGCGGAGCGACCTACTTTCGAATTCAGCGAAATGTCTGGAATTCGGCTGGGAATACGCAGACATTGGCAGGCCTAGAGTTCTTTGACCTCGCCAACGCGGAACCGCCGAACTTCCCGTTTACCACGGAGCTGGCGCAGACCAACAATGTCCCGCCTCCGGTTGGGCAGTTTGTGAATGAGTACCAAGGACGCTTGTGCGTCTTCGGAGTGGCGGGAGCTTTGCAAAGCTTCTTCTATTCGAATCAGGAGACCACGACTCTCGGACTTCCGCAGGAGTCCTTTGCTCCGCTGAATCAGGTTACGCTGCCGATTCAGAATGCCAAGTTAAACGGCATGATCGAGTTCCCCGGCTCGGCAATCCTCTGGTCGGACAAGCAAGACATGTTCCGCCTGACCGGGTTACTGGTTGATAACACTGTCTCCGGGGTAGCGACATCCAACGCCGCAGCTCAGCAGGGCGCCTCCATTGCCCGCCTGCCCTACGCTCTTGGTTGCGCGTCTCCATTCGCTGCGGAAATTACACCACTGGGTGGAATCTGGCTTACCTCGAATGCGGAAGTCTGGTTGTTCACGGATCGCTACGCCCCGCGCAATATCGGCAAGCCCGTGCAGGACATTCTGAATTCCGTTTCAGCGGCCAACCTGTCGCTGGCGCGGATGAAGTACTACCACACGAACACCCGGAACTGGCTGGCGCTTTGCGTGGCGGCGAACTCGGCAACCTACAACAACACGGTTCTGGTGTTAGACCTCGACCTCTTGGCTTCCAATGGCTCGCCTAGCTACTTCACCTTTGACATGGCGACGAACTCCCCGGCATGGTGGGTGTTCCAGCCTGGAACGGTGCAGGGCGGTAACTGGTTTCCTCGATGCGACTCGATCGAGACTGTGTACGAGACTGCCGGGCTGGTCCGGTTACTGGTTGGGCAGACTGATCTGATTCAGGACATCGACTACTCCCAAGGCGGGTTTGGGACTGAGATACAGGTTCCGAACGGGCAGTTGACGACCCACGCCTATGGGAATGACTCAGCCTTCGTAATCAAGCGTCCCGGCTGGGTCAGGTTCAACACGAACCGCGACCCGTCGATGCTCGCTACTGACGGGTGGAGCTTTGCCATTGAAGGGATAGACGACGACTTCTATACCTTCTTCAACCCACTGACCCTAGCCTTGACGCCGGGAGTAAATGACTCGTCTACGCTCGGCGGCAACCCGGATTTTGCCGGTGGACTGGCTTTTCGCCACAGTCCAGAACTCTACAAAGTCGGTGGCGTGAACTTCGTTATGGGTAGAAGGTTAAAGTTTCAGGTGAACTTTCCGTCTGGAACTGGCACATTCTACCAGCTCAGAAGCATACAAGTTTCGTTCAACAATCAACCTCCAAATTAGGTATCCCATGCAAAGCTTTGATCCTTCAGGTGTTCGCTTAGGTGCAGGTGGTGGCGGCGGAGTCTACATGCAGGGGCCGGGTGGCGGTCTTCCCACGTCCGGCTTTAACAACCCCAAGGGCATCCAGAGTACTCCACAGCAAAACGCTACGCTCGGCGCACAGGCCGTTAGGGCTACCGGGTCGGGACCATTCGACCAAAATTACCGGCAGAACCTGGCGACTTATGCGGGCGGGTTGTCGCAGAGACCGGGCGGGAATCTGGCCTTCAATCCTACCGGCAACATCATGGGCGGACCAACCGGTGGCGGCAACGCTCCGGTTATGGGCGGGCCGACAGACTTACTTACGGCGGCGATGGGTGGGCAGGGATTCGCGGCGAATACGACCGCGCCTGTGTCTTTACCGACTCCGACGAGTAAGAACCCGCTGAGCTTTTGGCTGAACCAGTTTCAGACTCAGGGCAACCCATTCAGGAGCACGCAATGAGCACTGCAAGCAACCCATTAGTAGGGGCCGCATGGGGCGGGCAGGCTCCTAACATGTTCCAGGGTGCTAATCCTATTCAGCCTCCCGGCGTTCCACAAATGGGCACAGGCTCGAATCGTGGCGGGTCGATTGGTGGCGGCCCCGGAGGGAATCCGGGAGCCTTCGGCAATCCTTCCGGCTCGGGCGAGATCAACAAAAACATCGGCATTGAGAACATCCTTGCCGCCCAGCAGAAGAACGCGCTTGCTCCCCAGTTCGCGCAGCTCATGGGGCAGTATGGCGGGCAGGCCGGGGACTTCTTCAAGCAGTTGATGAACCTTGGAAGTCCGTACTACCAGCAGCATCAGCAGGAAGCTTTCACTCAGGGAGTGAATCAGAACCAGAACGCAGAAGCGATGGCTCGCCAGCAACTCGGCGCTCAGGGTTACGGGGCAACCCCCTCCGGGGCGAATGCCGCGATGCTCGGCGGGATGCAGATGCAGGGAGCGCAGAACCTTTCAGAGCAGTACCTACAAAACCTGTTTGCTAATGAGCAGATGCAGTTACAAGGTGCGGGCGGGCTGTCTCAGTTGGCAGGCATGTTCAACCCGACGCAACTTCTCGGCGGGACCAGTGTTGGCGCGAACATTCAGCAGCCGTCGAACTTCTTCCAGAACATGAGTTCCGTTATGGGCGGCATCGGTTCAATGATGTCACCGATGATGGGAAGCAAGTGATGGGAAGCAAGGGGCCATAAATGGCGACTAGAGACTGGAAGTTCGATTTGCAGAGAATTCCACTGGAGGTCCGCCCCGAGACTGGGCCGCTGTCATTTGAGGGGGATTGGCCGGGGGTGTTTATTCGAGGAGACCACGCCTTGCACTTGGCGAAGCACTACAGGAAACCAAAAGATAAATGGCTCCATGACTTGCTCTGTTCCTGTGTAAGCAAGAAAGACCCGCACTCGTAAAGGGACCATAAATGGCGACTCCGACTGATCCACTAATGTCATTACTGGGCGACCCGCAACAGCAGCAGCCTCAACAGACGCCCATGCTTCCCCAGCAGGGCGCTCCACAGGGCGTGTTGCCTCCGACTAACCCCGTGCAAGCGCCGCAACAGCCTCCGCAAATGTCAGGCGCCGATCTGACTCCGATGATGCAACAGATCGCGGAACAGTACCAAAAGCCCGCGATGCAGGGCGAAATGAACGTCGCTCAGCAAATGGGGCCGATGACTCAACCTACAGCGATTCCCAAGATGGGCTATCAGCCCAACTTTCAGCCAATGGACAGCGCTGGGCACGTCTTGGGCGACATCGGGAAAGCGTTGCTCTTGGGCCTAAGTGCTACCGGGCCGGGCCGGGCGGTTGAGGGCGCGGTCTACGGGCCGAGAGTTCGGCAGTACGAGGCAGGGCAGCAGCAAAAGGCTCAGCAGATCGAAGCTCTCAAGAATCAGGCAGGAGCCTACGGACAGACCGGAGAGTCGGCCTCGCGTGCGATTGGCGGACTGGGAGAAGCTTCCTATCGACAAGGGATGCTCGGCCTCGGCGCACAGCGGAATCAGATCAATCAGCAGAAAGCGGATCAACAAGGGCAGAAAATCGCCAACGAATACGCAGTGCAAGGCCAACGCCTAGCGCAGGGCTGGGACAGGCTTGACCAGGGCCAGCAAAACATTGCCATCAAGCAATGGTTCGATAAAGGCGTCTTGCAGTCCATGAACGCCCGCATCGACGCCGGGATGGATGAAAACAGCGCCCGCCTTCAGGCACAGGAAGACATGAAGGCGGCTGCTACGCAAAGCGGGTTCGCCACTAAGTATCCAATCCTCGGGCAACTCATGGGTGCAGTGGGACTCTCGCCAGACCTAACTTCTGCCCCCGCTGCTGGCGTACCGAAGCCCGTAGGGCAGGCACCAAGAAGGGCCGGAGGTCCAGCGAAACCAGCAGCAAAGAGCGGCCCGCCTAAAGGCGCAACCCATACCGGTATGGGGCCTGACGGCAAGAAGCACTACGCAGACGCACAAGGTAACGACCTCGGCTTAGTACAGTAATGGCTGGTCCGATCACCAACCTACAACCTATCGGCTCGGGGCAGATCACCAACCTTGTGCCCATTGGCGGGGATACGTCTCCACAGCAAGCCTCGCCCAAGACCTTCGACCCGTCCCAGCAGACTCCCGGCACGGCCACAATGCGGCCCCTGAAATCCGAGGACTTTTCTTTCTGGGATCGCATGAAGGCAGGCGTGCCCGGCCTTGAGCGTATTCAGTCTGCCGTGCAATCGACCATGCCGGGATTGACGGGCGGTGCTTCTAGCCTAGAAGCGACAGCCAAGCCGAGTCCGGGGTCACAAGATCCCAGGCTGCTCGCGCCTGAATTGACGCGCACGCCAGAAGAACGCCGACAGGAACCGATTAAGACCGGGATAGCGGAATTCGCTGGCGGGATGACTTCGCCCGAGAACCTGCTACTGGCTGGCGCGACATTGAACGCCCCGTATGGACTTGCTAGGGCGCTTGGCGCAACTTTCGCCGTACAGAATCTACGCGGAGCCTACCAGCAATTGCCCGATCTGCAAGAAGCGACGAAGCGGAGGGATTGGAGCGAAGTCGAGCGTATTGGCACGCACGTGGTACTCGGAGCCACGATGGGAGCGATTGGCGCACGTCAAGCTGCCACAGGCACTAATGCGTACGAACAATTCCGTCAGGATGGGAAGACCTTCTCGCGGATCAAGAACCTATCTGACACTAGACAGGCCATCGAAACAAATGGCGTCGGCCTCTATAACCGCGTCCGCGATGCGGTGACGACTCATCAGGAAGCTCTTAAGCAGCAAGGTTCACAGGCTATCCAGCAGGCGATCGATGCAGACAATGCCTCGCAAACAATCAAGGGGCGCGGAAACATTTCGACTACCTCCGCCGTGAATGCCGCCTCTGATGTCTTAGCCAAGGGCAGTTACAACATGAAACCAGCGGAGCGCACGGCCTTCAATGCTCTGGCTGGCAAGAGTGAATTGACGCTGCAAGAGGCAAAGTTACTGCGTACTCAGTTCGGGCGCATGGCGTTTGAGCGGTCAGGATCGCCAGAATTCAAGTCTGCGGCGACGGCAGCCTATAACGAACTAGGCGAAGCAATGCGCGGTCGCATTGATGAACTCTACGGCACGGACAAGCCCTACCACTTTTATAACAACCGCTTCAAGATGGCGTTCGAACTCAATGAAGGCGCGGCTGGGCATATGCTCGATAGCCTTCAGGGTCAAGACGCGCAAGCATCGGTCGATCCGCTGAAGAGGTTCTCGAAGGCCAACCTCAAGGAAATCACGCAACAGATGCGTGACACGGGCAATGATCAACTAGCTTCACAATTGGATAAGTCGCAGAAGGATGCCAAGGCCCTCACTGCTGCCCACGACACGGTTAGCGGGAAATTCTTTTCTGGTGCTTATCGAATGTTGATGCAGCATCCCCAGCAATCATGGCCAGGGCTTGTGGCGATGGCGGCTGCACACGGCATTGCGCCATTTCCGATCCCGCAGGTAGTCGGCATGGGTGTAGGTGCGGCGAACATGTTGCGCGTGGCTGTAGGGGAATCCGGGAGGATTGGAGACCGCTTACAGGGCGAACTTCCTCCGGAGAAATTCCAGACCCGCACTCAGGCGATGCCGCAAGAAACCTTCACTCCCAAGAATCCGGATGAAGGCTGGACTCCGCCCAAGGGTAGTGGTGGTGGCGACCTTCCCCCATATGCGGGGCCAAGCTTCCCGAAAGAGTACGGCAAAGCTCCGCAGACTACGAGTGCTCAGGGCGGTGCGGGAGCCAACTATTCAGCGGAAGAAGCTGCCAAGATTCGGGAGAAATATGGCGCTAAGGATTTCGTGTCGAACCCAGTGGGCGAACGCGCTATATCTGGATATTCGTCTAATAAAGTAATCAGCAACGGGGTCACCTACGAGCATCGCGGTGGGCAGTTTTATCGGAACGGTAAGATTTTAGACTCAGGCGCGGATATTGCCGATGCGGTCGATGCCCTTGAATCGCAGCCACACCAAAAGGTCATCGAGGGAGAAGATACCAACATTACCCGCGAACGCAAGGGCGAAGTAGACGACACCAAGAAGGCAAAGATAGATCAATTGCAGTTCTTGCGGGCGCGGGCAGATCAGGGAGACGCGCAGGCTAAGAGGCGAATCCGGGACATCGAGAAGCCTGTCAGCGTGAAAGAAGTGTCTCCACAGGATCGGGCAGAGAAGCGTGCACGACTAGCCAAGGCTAAGGGCGTGAAGTAGTCACGCTTGAGGATCGCGGAATACGCACAGCAATATCCACACCACAAAAATCAGCAGCGACGCGCCGAGATTTAAACCGAGCAACATGCGCGAAATATGCGCTTAATCCCCGTTTTCCACAAGTACCTCCGGTAACAAGAGAACAAACGGCGAATGCCAAGTAAACCTTATTCGCAGTTCCCATATGACGCGAACATGGGCGATCAGGCGAAGCAGGCCTTGGACTACATGCTGACGCAGATAAATCAGCTTGTGAGTCAGGGCAACGTACCGCCGAGCAGCAAGGTGGGAACATTTGGTCCAGCAGTCATCGATCCGCAAAATGCTCAGATCATTTCAAGGGGCAGTCGAGTTTCTTCCATAGGAACGGCGATTACTTGCGTAGCGGGCGCAACCTCGCTGACCTTTTACTGGGACGGGACCAACGGCTCCCAGCCGTTCACGTTGTACCGGGATGATAACACTGTGGTAGGGCCGACAATCGCCGGATCTGGCTTGGCTATCACGGGGCTCAGCGCTGCCACGAACTATTTCATTTACTTCTACTGGGACGAGCCAACCCAGACAATCAAGTTTGCTACCTTGCCGGGTCAGGGTGTTGGCACTCCTCCAGCAGCCTTCCCAGCCCTCAATTACAAAGCTGCCCAGATTCAGATTCTCCAGAACCACATTCCATTAGCTCCAACCTACTCTTCGACTGGAGTAACTACTGGAAGCGGCGGCAGTTCGGGCGGCGGTGGCGGTGGCGGTGGCGGCGGAGGCTTCTGTCCCTTATCGGGTGCTCCGGTAAAGCTTCATGGCGACCCATCCTGGTGGACAAAGACGGTGAAACCATGTGTGGACTTCATTGGGGTAACTACGGAAGGCGGGCGGACCGGAATCTTCAGCCGTCCACACCGGATGTACCAGAGACGCGGCCTGCTGCCGTTATGGGAATGGCGCGTCGGAGATTACGCCTTGACCGAGGACGGCGAAGAGAAGGTCGCATCACTAGTTCCGTTTCAGTTGCACAACATGACCGTGGATTGTTACGAGGCTACGAAAGGACACATATATTCAGCATGGGGATTCGTCGGGCACAACTTGAAACCTTTCTAGTCATCCTACTGTTGTCGTGCGCAGGGTTCGCACAGAACTCGCGTTTCGATGACGTGGCGCTCGGTCCTCGTGGGCCGATTCCGGCAGCGACCGTTGTGGTCTGCACGCAGCCAGCCAACGTCTCTACCCAGCCCTGCTCTCCGCTGGCAGTCCTATGTTCCAGTCTGACTGACTTAGTATGCACCCAGCCCAATCCTGTGACGGCTGATTCGCTGGGTAATTACCACTTCTACATCAAGCAGTCCGAGAGTCCGTTCACCGTTCAGATTTATGGGCCGCAAGTGGCTTTCCCATTCATCCTGCCAGATCAAAGCGCGGGCGTTGGACTCGGGTCGAACAACACATTCACCGGAACGAATATATTCACTGGTTCGACGCAATTGAATGGCGGCGGAGCACTGGCGGGCACGTTCACAGGGAGCCCGACATTCTCCGGGAACCCCACATTTTCAGGTAGCCCACTCTTTACCGGGCAACTGGCTTTAACCCCTTACTCACTCGATAACATCCTGTTTGTCGATGGGAATAAGTACACGACGATTGCCTCCGCCGTAACGGGATGCCCAGCGAACGGATGCGAAATCTGGACGCCTAATAACTACCGGGAAACCTTAACCTCCCAACTCCTTCTCGGTGCCGCGGCGGTCGGGAACACGAAGCCAATCATTCTCCGATTGGGACATGACACGGTGATTACCGAGAACATCGCGGGCGGAGTATGTGGAATTGTCGTGCCACAGGCTTCCTCCATTCAGGGAGCGCCGGGGACTATCGGAGCGAATGGCTCTAACGTGGGCGGGGCGGTCATTCAGGTTGCATCGACAGCGAACATCTCCGCTGCGATCTGCAATGGCGATACCACGGGCAGCCAGGAATACTTTGCCCTCGCCAGCGTGTTCGTGATGGATAATGCCTCAGCCACTGTGTCCGGGGCGCTGGTCGATTTACAGGCGGTCTTTGTACCTTCCTATATTCGTGACTCCGTCATCCTGCCTGCGGGCCATGTCGGACTACGGCTCCGCGATGTTAGTGGCTTCGGCTTTGGCCCGTTCAACTGCGATAACTGCTGGCTCAACGGACAAGCAATTGCCGGATCGCAGCCCCTTGTCATTCAGTCGGTCGCAAGCGGCGGCTCGCTCAGCAATGTAAATTTCTTCGGCGGAGCCATCGAACACGCTGGCACGGGGCAATTTGAAGCCGTGGTCGATGGCACTGCTGGCCCGGCTGGCTCGATCAACTCCATCAATTTCTTTGGTACTTACTGTGAGAACTCCTTCGCGGCCTCGTCCTGCTTCAAGTTCAAAGATACCGGCAACTGGAATCTTATCGGCGTCACAGTGGACGGCATTGCGGGGGCGGACGTGGTGAACATTGCCCAGTCCGCGGCGAACCGGGCAGGCGTAGGAATAATCCACAATCTAAGAGATATCAATGGCTACACAAACCTAGTCAACGATACGATCCGCTCGACTACGATTGCCTCTGCGCCGAACAATGGCTCCGTGCCGCTTTATGTCTTTACCAATCCCGGATTTACGGTGGCACCTTTCATCTTTGGCGGCAATACAGTTCCGCAAGTAATCGGCAGTGGTACGGCGGCTATGACTACGGCGGCGATTGTGGCTGGGAACTGCGGAACCACGGTCACCGTTTCAGCAACCGGGGTAGCGACGACGGACACGATTACATGGGCCTTCAATGCGGCTCCGGCTGGTTCCAATGCTGGCTTAGTCGCGTGGCCGACAACCAACAACGTCAACTTTGCCTATTGCTCAAATACCGCTCAAACCCCCGCAGCGGCGACGATCAACTGGAGAGTGGTCCGTTGAAGTATCTGGTACTCCTGGCTCTTTCTATCTGCTGTTTCGCTCAAGCGGATGGGCCTGCGACCCTGCCGCGCTCTGTGCCTTCGCTCGTGGCGGTCTCGCCCAATCCGCCTACGCTTGTGCCAGCGACGGCCAGCCTGCAAGTGGCGTTCAATGCAGCCCAGTGTGGGGACGTCCTCTCGGTTGATCCTGCGTCCGCGCAAGTGGCGGTAAGCCTCGTACCCGCGCAGCCATGTGATGCTGGCCACTGGATCACCGTACAGTCTTCGACCGCCATTAACCTCGACCCGGCGACGGGGCGCGTTGTCCCCGGACAGCAACTGCCGAAGATCATTATCAGCCAGCAGAACGGGCGCGTCACTCTGGGGTCGTTCGTGGCGCTCATTGGATTCGAGATTACGCGCCCAGCGGGAACAGGCATCGTATACGACCTCGTACTGCCCGCGCCGGGGGCGCATGACATCATCCTGAACTACGTCTACTGCCACGGTACGCCGGGAGATGAGACGAACCGGTGCATCAGTACTTCAGGCGCAACCCGTCTAGCTATAACAAACTCTGTTATGACAGATATTCACTGCATGGCGCTGATGGGAGCATGTGGAGATAGTCAGGGGATTGCAGGCGGCACCACAAGCGGGAACGACGAGGGCGTGTTTGCGATCCTGAACAACTACATCGAGGCTTCTACTCAGTGCATGATCTTCGGCGGCGGCGGTGCTACGGTCGTACCGCACGACATCACGATCATGGGTAATGAGTGCGTGAAGCCGCTCAGCTGGAACCCGTCCGATCCGAGTTACAAGCCAGTTATCGGGCATGACGGCCTGCCCCATCCTTGGGTCGTCAAGAATTGCATGGAACTCAAGAATGCCGCGTACGTGCTTATCAGTGGCAACGTGTGCGAGAACGGTTGGGGCGGGTTCACTCAAATCGGCTATGCAATCCTGCTTACGGCAAAGAGTCAGGCAGGAGCGGGTGGAAGCGTTTGCCCTATCTGCTCGGTGCATGATGTCACGGTGCGGGATTCAATCATCCGCCACTGGGGGTTAGCTATCCAGGCAGGGTTCGGCCCGAACACTCTCGGCGGTTGGGCAGCGGGAGAATACAACCTATCGGTGCATGACCTCTCCTTCGAGGACATGAACTACCCGACGTGCTACCAATGCGGGCATTGGCTCTTTCAGATCAGCTCGGGGCAGAGTACTACGGGAGCGGTAGGGCATGATTGGAACTTCCGCAACATCACCGTCTCGGTCCCGGTCTGGCATGGGCCGAACGGCGCGACGGACGGGCGCGGACATGGACTCCTTACGCTCGGCGGGCCGCTGGCTCCGAATCAGATGCAGAACATTAACTTCAACAACATCGTCAGTCCTGCCGGGAATGCGCCATTCCTGAGCACGGGCGGTGGTGCAACTAATTGCGCCTATCCAATTCAGGCGGATTATTCCAAGCTTCTAAGTCTCTGCTGGGGTGGAACCAGCTCATTCTCGGGCGCGATCCTGACGAACGGGCAGAAGTTCCCGGCCAAGGTAGCCTGGCCTGCGGGCACGACTTTTGTAAGTGCAGGAGCCGACGCATCAGTTCTGCCGTAAAATCCGCAACCAACCAAGGGCCCCTAATGACCGATGAAAGTTTACACGATGATGTGCGGGAGATAAGAAGCCTAGTCACACAAAATCTGGCCAAGACGATCCAGATAGAATCAGCCATCTGGCCAGATAAAGGCCAGCCTAGCCTATTGACAGTCCACGAAAACCGTATTAAGAGTTTAGAGACGTGGCGCAGTTGGCTCGGCGGTGCATGGGCGGTAGTAACTGCCCTGTTCGGATATCACGTCAGTCATAAGTAGGCTATGGACGTAGCTTCTCGGGCCCTCGCGTTGCTCCTTCTTCTGCCATTCCTGGCTGGGGCGTCTGCCTCGGAAAAGACCGTTTATCACGTCCAAGTGCAGGGCACAACACAACTGAAATGCAAGATCACCCACAGGGCAACTAAGTCCGAGCGCTACCTGCTACTTAGTTGCGATTACCGCTGCGACAATCCAGTCGGATCGACAATCGACGCCAAGACACAAAAAGAGACCATTTTCTGCCGTGGGGAACAGGCTGCGACTCCTGCCGCCCAAGGCGAAACTCTAGACACACCATCAGGAGATGACCAATGAAGCTGTTTCTCGCTGTAGTTCTGCTGTCTCTGCCCTCTTTCGCCGCCGAGCACTTCATCGGCAAAACGCTCGAACCAACCGGCAAACTAACCTACTTTGCCGCGAAGAAAAGCATGTACCCGGTACGCCATCCTGTCTCTACGACCAAGGGAGTCGCCAAAGCTGTTGCGGCCACATCGAAAGCCATCTTTTGACCCGTGGCTCTCAACAACGTGCCACCGTCGCCATGCACCTGGTGCGGCGATCCGAAAGTCTGTTGTCCAAATTGCGGTCGAGACGTGCATTTAGACGAATTGATCGGAACCCGATGCTCGCACTGTGACGTGCAAAAACCAAGAGTTGTACAGAATCATGCAATACCAGCGGTAGGTCTATGAGACCGCATTCCTTTCAGGGAAGGCTGGTAAATGAAACGAGGAGTGGTTGTTTCAGACATTCACTGCGGAAGTATCTACGGTTTACTCCCTCCGGGGTTCATCACTTTCGAGGGCGTAGAGAAGAAACTAAACGTAGGACAGCAGTACCTCTGGGAGTGTTGGGAAGACTTCTGTGAGCGAGTCAGAACATTCAAGCCCGACTTCGTAATCGCAAACGGTGACTTGATTGACGGTCCGCAGAAAAAGAATCACGGATCCGAACTCTCTCTCATCACTCCCGGAGACCAAGCCAAGGCGGCAGTCGAAACGCTGCGCCATCTGCGGAAAGCAACTGGGTCCGCCCCAAAGTGGTACTTCACCCAAGGCACCCCTTATCACGTTGGCAACTTCGGAGACGCCGAAGAAGAAATCGCCCACCAATGCGCGGCGGAAAAGTATTCCTCGGTAGGCACGGGGAAGTACTGCCGAGAGGTTCTGTGGCTAAAAACGGAAGGAGTCATCATTGAAGCAGCGCATCATGTCTCTGGTACGACGGGCTTCTATCGGCTTACTGGAATTGATCGCGAGATGCAATGGTCCGCGATGGCTGGTAAGGATGACCTTAAGGGCGTGCCTAAGGCTGACTTATTGGTCCGCTCTCATTTGCATCACTTTGTTTCCGGAGAGCACGCCTCCAAGCAGGGAATCATAACTCCATGCTGGCAGCTACAAACCCGCTATGCGCGGAAGCACTCCGTATCAAGGTTGCTGCCCGATCTGGGTGGCATTCTTCTAACGGTGGATGGCGAAGCGAAGAAACGTGGCGAAGCGCCGGTGGCCATAACCAAGGAACTCTACCGACTCCCCCAGATCAGACTTACGGAGTTGGCATGAAGCCCAAGCCTCCGCAAGACCTCTGGAAACAGATGGACGCGATAGCGCCACCACCTCCTCCAGATGATTCGGGTGTTTCTATAGGCGAGTTTGCCGAACGGCACGGCCTGAGCATCAAGGGCGCACGGCTAAAGCTGGGCAAGCTGGAGAAAGAGGGCAAGCTAGTCATGGGCTATCGGCGGTCGGCAATAGGCACGAAGATGATGGTGTTTAGGCCGAAATGACCTTCGCTGCCTTCTTCGCCATCCAGTTCGCGCAATACCTGATCATCACGGTGAACATGCGGGCTGTGGCTGCCGGTAAGTACCGCTGGACGGCCATTACAGACTTCGCTATTGCAGGCTTGGGATTCATCCTGATTCAGCGAGTAGCAGAAGCGCATTCGGTGGCGGCATGGGCCGGGTATGCCATCGGCGGGGTATCGGGATCACAGGTTGGTATCTGGTTATCAAAGCGGCTGTGGGCGTGACATGTTCTGGTTCGAAGACACCGACGAAGACCCGCCGCGAATCGTAGGGCCGATTGACGGGGAAAATCTCGGTACAGACGAAGGTCGCAAACCGCGACCACAAAAGCTATGGATCAGGTTATCGAAACTCGTAGGGCGCTGGCTGCGAAGTATGCGGCTAAGTACTCGCTAAGCACCGAATTGGTCTGCGCGGTGATCGAGCAGGAAAGTTCATGGTGCCAATGGAGTTACCGCTATGAGCCGGGGTTCTATAACCACTACATCCTGCCGCTAAACCTTGAGGAACAGGTTGGCCGGTTCCGGGCAACATCGTGGGGACTTATGCAGATCATGGGCCAGACGGCGCGGGAATTCGGCTTCATTGGACAGTTCATGTCGGAACTGTGCGATCCGGATGTTGGCCTAGACTTTGGTTGTAAGAAGCTTAAGAAGTGCATTGACGACTCTGGCGGGGACGAGGCACTAGGCCTGCTTAAGTGGAACGGCGGGTCGAATACCGAGTATCCGCAGCAAGTTCTGAACAGGAAAGCACGGTACACTATCCAAGGGGGATAACATGACTTACGTCTACGTTGCACTGGCATTTACGGTTCTCGGCGGGGCAGGTGGGTATCTCTGGGGCCGCAAGGTCGAAGCGGCTGCCCAGCAAGCTCTGAGCGCGGCTAAGGCTGGCGTGGCAGTCGTCAAAAAGAGCCTCTGATGGCCTTCGATCCGATCACCGCGATACTCAATCTGGGAAATACGGTCCTCGACCGCGTTCTCCCAGACAAGGCCCAGAACGATGCGGCTAAAGCCCAACTGCTGAGCCTTCAACTGCAAGGCCAGTTTGCCGAGCAGATTAGTCAGCTCCAGGTCGATCAGGCGGAAGCCGGGTCCAAGTCCGTCTTTGTAGCTGGCTGGAGGCCGTTCGTGGGCTGGGCATGTGGTGCCGCCTTTGTCTATGCCTTCGTAGTGCAGCCCTGCGCTCAATTCGTGCTGGTGGCCTTTCATTCGAGCTTTGATGTCTCCCGGCTGCCCCAGTTGAATCTCGACCAAATGCTGCCGGTTCTATTGGGAATGCTCGGCCTTGGGGCGTTGCGCTCCTACGACAAGTCCAACGGCAACGGCAACGGTCACTAGGTTTTCCTCGTCCACTCCTCCCTCCGCCCCGGTCAAAAGCCGGGGCCTTTTCTTTGTGCTTGAAAACAAAGCGAAAATAGTTGTAAGAATTCTCTTGACGTGTACACAGCGATGCGATAATGTACTCAGCCATGGAGAGCAAGCGGCCACAGACGGTCCTGAGATTTCGCACCAAGAAGCAGAAGGCGGAAATCACTCGGACGGCCAAGGAACAGCGGTTCAGTCTGAACGAGTACATTCTTCGAACCCTCGAAGACAAGCAGTCCACGAAAACCCAAGAACTACAAGCGGTTAACGGCTAAGGACATATGGCTACTGCCTCACAATTCGCGCCCCGTTTTTGCGGCCAGCCAGTGTCCGATAACAGGTACCCTGTCTACCCCCTAAATCTTGAGGATGTTTTCTCCGGCCCACTCCCTTTCTTCCCCCAAAAGGCGAGCGCCATGTCATTCCACGTCAATGCTCTCAAGTTCCGCCAGTCTGCGGATGGCGAGCCGAATAACCTGCATTCGGCCCAGCCCGAGCTTCTTTTGCAGCTTCTCCAGATACTTCAGATCGCTTTCCAGAAACCTAACGGTGGTGGATTTGAGGCGGGTTTTCAGTTCGTAGGGCAACAACCATACTCCAATAGCATTAGATGTTTTGACAAGGCAACCGGACTGCCAAATGCTACCGCCTGTATATCTCCCGTCGATAACTTTAGTAACTTCTCTCTTTTCAACGAGTTAGATTCGTATGATGCACGCACCCTCCTCCTTGAACTTCTCCTTGTCCTCGTGTCGGAAGATCGTCACACGTTCGCCATTTTGGACTATCTCGCCAGTGCGGAACTGGCCGAGGAGGACGTGTGGCTGCGCGACGACATACGGATCGCGTGGATTACGGTGCTGTACGCCTCGCAGGGTCGGCCTAATCCTTGGCTCTGGGCGTTTAACCGCGTAGTCGGCGGACACCCAGACAAAGTCATCCCTCAGCTAGTCGCTCGCCGCCAGAAACATGAAGAGATGGGCCTTCCCCCAACTCCCCCAAAGAAACCAGCGAGTCCAGTCATAGCCAATACCAAAGCCAAAGGAGCTGCCGTATGAGCCTCCCACCCCAGGTAAGCGTCCCCACGAACGGCCATGTGCACTCAATCGTGAACTCGTTCCAGATTTGGGCCTGCACAGAATGCACCCGTCTACGGCAGTGGGGATTCGGACGGCCCGACCCGGAATGCACGCAAGACCCTCTCCTCGGTTGCGTGGTTTGTGACCGCCCGACGCGGCATATCTACTCCCAACTCGCATTCAGCAGAAAGCGCCGAGACATCGACTTCGGCGAGGAGATTAGTTGGCGGATGCCAAAGGAGAAGTTATGAGAGGCGAATACAAAGGCGACTGCATTGATACGCTGATCGACATCTGCAACACAACTAACGCCAAGTGGGGCATCCGCCTAGAGCGCTATCCAATTGAACAAATTATTGATGTTCTGACCGCCGAACCGCCTCAGCCCCTCCCCCAGTGCATTCATTGCGAGGGCATTCTGCAACTCGTTCCCTGTCATGCGTGCCGGGAGTGGGTGTGTATGGATTGCTCAAAGAAGTACCACGCCTGTAACCAGATCGACGGGCCGAGCACAGATCAACTGAGAGGCTAAGTCATGTCAGAGGCGACGTTTCACTGCAAATACAACGGCGTTGACTTCGAGGTTGATCCATCTGACCCGGAAGCTGAACAGAAAGTAATCCACTTTCTGCGCTCGCTTGAGCCGGTGGCGATAGTTACGGCCAATGCGAAGTTGAAAGACGAGGCGAACCGTGAAAACTAAGTTTGAAATCAAGACATTCGGCGGGTCATTGTTGTTTACTTACGAAGGCGAGTCGCTCAAGGAAACTCTAGTCCAAGCCGTGAAGCAGGGCGCGGACTTGCGGGGCGCGGACTTGCAGGGCGCGTACTTGCAGGGCGCGGACTTGCAGGGCGCGCACTTGCAGGGCGCGTACTTGCAGGGCGCGTACTTGCGGGGCGCGGACTTGCG